AAGAATGTAGAATACGGAAAAGAGGTATTAGCACAAAATGGAGCAATTGTTGAAGATGCTCTCCGCATCAAACTTGGTAAAGTTGATTGGTTATTCGTCCTTGCTGGCGGTGGCGGTGGTACCGGTAGTTCTGTTACTGCTTTACAGCCTGTCTTTGAGCGTTACTTACGTTCTATTCAAGCAAGCGGTAGAGTCGTATATGTAGTTTCTTGGCCAACAGCACAAGAAAACCTCAACCCCACTATTGCTCGCAATGCCTTGACGCTCGCAAATGATGTTGCAAAGTATCCGCACATCATTCTCGACAATGAGCGTTCTACTCGTTTGCTTCGCGGCAGAATTGGTATGCTTGGTATGTATCCTGTCGCCAACACACAATTTGCTAAGTCACTTGCCCAAGTGCTTAAACTCTCCTCAGAGGACTCACCGATCCAATCTTTTGATAGTAAAGATCTGGAAACTTGCTTGGGCAATGACGGTCGTGCCTTTATGGGCTCAACCATGATAAAAGATCCAAACACTGGAAAGCTTGGATCGGTGATCCTTCACAACTGCATGAACCGTTCTGCGTGCCCTCCACCAAAGGGTAAGGCAGCCGCAGGCTCGTTGGTGCTGGTTGTCTCAGAAGAAATGGTAGCAGACCCCAAGGTCAGCAAGAATATTGAGTCGGCAATCGCTTATGTCGGCGGTCGATGCGAGACACTTTTTTCTGGCGTTTATGTGCGAAAGAATGTGCCCGGATTGATTGCGATACTAAGTATGAATGGTTTAGCAACATAGGAGATCCAAAATGAGAATCACGAAATCACAACTTAAACAGATCATTGCAGAAGAATTAAATGAAATGGGTACATTCCATAAAGGTGGGTTAGATTGGGACACCTTGGATCAAGAAACAAGTAACACCATCAGCCGCGTAATGGAAAGTTTCATTGCAAGACTCAGAAGAATCGACAACAAAGAAGCAAGATCAATAATGAAATCTATGCGCGAGTTGTTACAGCTTCCTTCCGATCAACAACAAGAGATAATGTCGGCGCTGACAAAGATGTTAGCAACTGACTCAGATCCCGGACAGGAAAGCTTTTAAACATAATAGGAGATTGTAATGGCTAGACGTAAAAACACAAGAAGATTTGATCCTCGTTATTTTATGGACGAGAAGACAGATATTATTAAAGAAGAAATTGAAGATCCTTATCTTCAGAAAAGTCCAGAACGTGCAGATGATCAACAATCATATGAAATGGCTATGGATGCATCCCGCCAAACGGTAATGGACGTATTTGGAGAAGATGTTGGCAGTATAGCTTGGGAACTTATCACAACAGCACTTTACGCCCAACCCGGCAGCTTTGAAGGTGTAATGCCTTTACATCAAGAAATTGCAGATTTGAAAGAATTATAGTATGAATGGATTAGCAACATAGGAGAACCAAAATGAATTTATGGAATACGATAAAGGGCTGGTTTTCGGCTCCTAGCGCTGATGAGTGCTGTGCAGAACCACACGAACACGTAGAGGCCGCAACAACCGAACCAACTATGGAAGCAACACCTGTGGAAGTTGAAGAGACTCCGGAGCCTGAAGCCGTCGCCGCCGTCGCAACTGTTGAGGCTAAGCAGCCACAAGCAGCCGCAAACCCAGCAATGATTGGCGAGATGTTTGCTCATATGTGCAGAGAAGCCGGCGTCAAGCAAAGATACTTAGACAGCACAAATGCCGTCACCTTATTCCAAGAGTGGTATACAGGTGAAGCAAACGAAGAAGACATTAAGGCAGCAATATCGGAGTTTAAGAAATTGAACCCACCGGTTAACGCCAAATTTCAAGGAAAAATATAATGCAAAAGTTATTTGAAGACTGGAGAAGGCACATCGACGAAGAGAACGTTGAGGAAGGTATTGAAAACATAACACCTGAAAACCTCACTATTGTTCTTGATGCGTTTGAGAAGTTTCTTAAAGAGCCAGCAGTTATGACCGCACTCTTGGGTGGTGGTATCGCCGCAGCAGTGAAAGTAATTGAAGACAAGTTCGGAACTACAAAGAGCCCAACTAGTCCAACTCGTCCTGCTGAGATGGACAGAACCTTGGAAGAACAAGAGAAGAACAACCCTTATGCTATTTGCACAGCATCTGTTGGTCGCGACGACAAGAAAAAGTACGAGAAGTGCGTTAGAGACGTTAAGAGACAAAACAGGAGCAAGTGATGATGGCGAAAGCAGAAGCGTTTATTGACTCTTGGTTAGCAAAGTTAACGTCTCGCAAACTGATGGTCTGGCTTACAGCGACCGGTCTTACTTTGGCTGGTCACGTAACAAGCGAAGACTGGGTTATTGTCTCGGCTATTTATATTGGCGGTCAAACGGTCATTGATGGAATAGCCCGACTTAGAGGACACAATGGTTAAAAAGCAAATACTAGAATTTGCATTGAAGAACTGGAAAGCAATACTCATAGTGTTGCTTTTAGTCGTTATAGCGATGAAGTCTCGCCGTGACTATGCCCTAATGCAAAAAGCATACGACACAAGGGTTCAGTCTTACGAAGCACAGATCGAAGGACTAAAAGAGATCCACAAACAAGAGATCCGAGAAAAACAAATATTAATTGAAAGTCATCTTGAAAGGATCGCTGTAATAGAAGAAGAATATGAACAAGCCCTTGGAACACTTGAAGACACAAAAGAAAAAAAGAAAGACGAATACACTAAAAAGTTCCATACCGACAAAGAGCAGATAATTAAAGATATAGAAGCAAAGTTTGGTATTAAGTATGCTCGTTAAATTACTATTAATGCTTTCAATGACTGCCGAAGCAACGGACTTAGGAAAGTTTACAATAGTAGAATACAACCAGCCAACACCATTTGCTGGCGTGCTGTTCGACGAATACGCAACAGCAAAAATATTATCAGACTACGACACTGCTTTATATGCGTGTGATATCAGAACAGAGTATCAGTTGAAGATCCAAAAAGAAGAATACGAATTTAAGTTGGAGAACCTGAGAATAGAAAAAGATGCATTAACAAAAGAATACAATTTGTTTATAATGCAAAAGAACACAGAGATAGACGCGCTTGCGGAAGCACTAAAAAAAACATCTCCCCAATACAAATGGTTGTATTTTGCTGGTGGGATCCTATTTGGTACTGCAAGTTCATACGCCGCATATAGAGCCCTTAAATGAATAAAGACCCTAACCGCATAGCAGCAGTTGAAAAAGCAATTGCAGAAAAGTATGGCGACGAAGCAATAGCCAACCCTCGCGCTAACTGGGATGAAGAAAGAGAAAAAGACTACCTACAACAAATGAAGGAGTTCTACAAAAAAGTTAACAAAAATGAAGGGTTCCAAGAGAAAATAGATATAAATGGTATAAAGGTTACAAAAAAACTACTTAATAGAGAATCTCTAAAAAGTTGTCCTGTCTGTGGGTCTTTCCCAAAGAAATCAATGGATGATGTCTGCTTCGTCAAATTTGATTGCTGCCATCGCTGCTACATTCAATATGTCGAAGATAGAGAAGAGAGATGGCTACAAGGATGGCGACCAAATGAAGATAAGCAAAGCGAAACTTAAACAAATCATTTTAGAAGAAATAAAAGAAGCATGCGGCGGACACATGCCGGCACAAATGCAGTCACCTTGCGCTGATGACCACGAGGCATCAATGGCTAAATCCGATTTATATAAGTTAGCAAACTACGCAGCAGAGTTGGAACAAATGATTCAAGACGGCGAAGAACTCGAAGGCTGGGTACAAGCAAAGATTACAAAGGCGGCAGACTACATATCTTCCGTCAAACATTATTTAGAATATGAAAAAATGGGTAATCTTCAAGAGCAAGAAGACGGACCTGGGCTCACCACTGGAACAATGTCTACAGCCGCTAGACAAAAATCGTCTCGCGAAAGAATTGCAAGCACAGGCGAAGAATTTTCACCACAAGAAAAAAGCATAGTAGATCAAATCGAAAAATTTCTTTCAGGTCTTGCTAGTGCTGAAGGTGTTGATTTAATGAGGCACAAGCCATTCCTTAATAGAATAATACAAATATTAGATAAACAAATAAAGCCAAAAATGAAACAAGGAGATCAAGAATAATGGCAACAGTATATGAAATAGTCCAAGGACTTTCACAAGCAGCAGCTAATGCATATGACGGCGCTTTGGATGAAAGCGGAGAGCCAGTAAAGGCAGGTCTCCAAAGAGAAGAGGGAGATCCCATTCTTGATAGAAGAGTCCTCGATGGTTTTAATGTTAGAATTTATGGAAACATGATGTGTCTTTCGTATATGTCCGAGGTTCAACTTAAAGAAGTTCATGAAAATGGTTTCGAGCAAGAAGTGGAGCAAAGAATTGCAGACATCGCCTCGTTCTTGAAGAAAGAATACAAAAAGATAACAGGCGAGTCAGTTAGCCTTACTGCTGAGGGCGAGGTTGATATGATGGTCCAATCTACTTCAAACGTTAGAAGTTGGGTTCAAGCAAAGATGCACTACAAGGTCGGCGGACTAAATGAAGAGATGGACAACGCTACTGGATCAAAAGCACCCGACGAATATTGGAAAAGTTTTATGTCCCAAGGCGGCTGGAACGGCGAAGGCGGAAAGCGTCCACAAAACGATACCAGAAAAAAGGAATCGTAAAATGAAAGTCACCGCTAACCAACTTCGCAAGATCATTATCGAAGAGTATATCAAAGAAGAACAATTAACTGAAGCAGATCCTAAAACAATCGAAGATCTTCTTAAGCAAATTCAAGGCGACAAATATCGTCCACCCGAAGAGCGTGATCCTGTGCGCTACAAGAAAAACTTTGGCGATACTGCCGCAATGGAAAAGCCGTTCCGCAAACAAGCCGATGATACGTTCGCTATGGATATGGACGACGACACAGCATCCGCGCCAGTTGCTGATGAGCCGGCAAGCCCAGAAGAACAAATTGCAGCCATCGTTAGTGGCATGGATGCAGAGGCTGTTGCCGAAATTTTCAATGCAGTTTTCTCTAAGATGCAACCAGATGAAGAGCCTGCACCCGAGACTCTTTACAGCCCCGGCGCAGAAGGCAGACCAGTTGCCGGTTTCAAACTTGAAGAACTGAAACAAATGATAAGAGAAATGCTAGCAGAAAATGTATGAGTTTCCAGTTAGACAGAAAACAACAAGTCAAAGAAATACTCAAGTGCGGTAAAGATCCCGTTTACTTTCTAAAAACCTATGCCCGTATATCTCACCCGATGCACGGGCTTATCTTATTTGATACATATGACTTCCAAGATGTCCTGCTTCAAGACTTCAACGATCATCGTTTTAATGTTATCTTGAAAGCACGTCAGTTAGGTATTTCCACTATTACTGCTGGATACATTACTTGGCTTATGCTTTTTCACAGAGATAAGTCTATTCTTGTTATGGCTACCAAGTTTGCTACTGCTGGTAACTTGGTCAAGAAAGTCAAGAACATTATGAAGAACTTGCCGCAGTGGATTCGTATTGCTACTATCTCTGTTGATAACCGCACGTCTTTTGAGTTGTCTAATGGCTCATCTATTAAGGCGGCATCGACCTCTGGCGATGCTGGTCGTTCCGAAGCACTGTCTTTGCTCGTGCTTGATGAGGCAGCACACATTGAAGGTCTTGAAGAGTTGTGGACTGGTTTGTATCCCACGCTGTCTACTGGTGGTCGCTGCATTGCGCTTTCAACGCCAAACGGTGTTGGTAACTGGTTTCACAAAACTTGCACCGACGCAGAAGCAGGCGCTAACAATTTTCATCTAACAACGTTACCTTGGGATGTTCATCCCGACAGAGACGAGGCTTGGTATAAAAAAGAAACCAAGAACATGTCCAAGCGTCAAATAGCGCAAGAGTTAGAATGCAACTTCAATACGTCAGGCGAAACCGTCATTGACCCCGAATGCATGGAATGGCTGCTCACAAAAATCAAAGAACCAAAATACAGAACTGGCTTTGATAGAAACTTTTGGATATGGGAAGAGTTCGATCCTACTTGCAATTATCTAATGGTTGCAGACGTTGCTCGTGGCGATGGAGCAGACCACTCCACATTCCATATTATAAAACTAGAAA